CGGAGGCCGCCGTTACCGTCAGCGTCAGGTCGATCTGAGCCCGCTTCTTCGCCATCTTCAGGATGGTGTTGGCAACGTCGGCGGGGTTGGTGCGGATCTGCTTCTGCTGGTAGTTGGGGTTGTTCCCCGATCCCCGCTTCCAGACGATGCGCTTGCGATCATCGGGCGTCTCGTTGAACTCCTCGTCACAGACTGGCCGGCGCCACTTGTATTTCTCCTCATCGGACGAGCACTCCCCGACGCCGACGCCGAGCAGGGCGCCCGTCTTCTGGTCAAACCCCTTTGCCTTGACGCGATAGTGGGCCGTCTCGTAATTCGACAGATCCTCCGTCTCGGGCTCGACTCCGATGCGGAACGTCGAGAGGATCTTCTCTGCCCCGGCCTTGTAGAGGGTCGGCTTCGGGGTGCCGGGGATGACCCCATAGTGAACGTCCTTCTTCATCACGGCCTGCATGACCTCTTGAATGAGGTTCACCTGGGCCCTGATCTGCACGGCCGTCAAGGGTGTCGATTCCCTCACGGCGACATCGTAGACTTCATTCTGCATTCTCCCTTACCTCCTTGGCTTTTCTCTTCCTGCTGCCGACTCTCGTCAGCGTGAACCCTTTCTTTGCCGCCTTGATGATCTCCCGCGCCTCGTCAACGGTGAGATCGGAAAATGCCGCGATCAGGCGGGCCTTCTTGTCCCAAAATTTTAACTTCATGCTCCCTCCACCACTACCGGCTTTTGACTCTTAATTAACTGCCCCCGGTCGTCCTCTACCAACCAGACGGACCCCTTGCCGTTCCCGTTGCGTGCCTGCTCGACCAATTTCCCGCAGAACGGTATCCTTTTTCGCTCGTGCAGCGCGATGGCCATGACGCGGCGGTGCAGGTGCTTCACCATTTCATCGGGCACCAGCTCGTAGGTGCCGGGAAGGCTCACGGCTTGGCCGTTCCACATGAGCGTGATCGGTTCGATGTCCAGGTTGATGATGAGGTTCGGTGTCATCACAGCCTCCCTTTGTCCACGAAAAAGTCTCCCAGCCTGCAATCGGGCCAGAACTGCCGATGGATGCAGAATCCCCACGGGTCTTTCCAGGCGCACCTCGGATCGCAGCGGTCGGGCAGCTCGTCAAAGACCTCGCGGTGGTAGTCCTCCACGGCGTGCTGCATCTCAAGTTGATCCTCGCGCCAGTGCTGGTCGGCATCGGCTGTCTGATAGGCGTTCATCGGCTCACCTCGTCATCCAGATAAACACTGCTACCCCCACGGCCAGCGCGAGGAATGTGTAGGCGCTAAGGATGGCTCTCATCCAATCGCCTCCATCACGATCTGCAACGCGATAATGATAATCCACAGCGCCGGGGCCAGCAGCAGCCCGCACAGCGCGGCGAGGGCGATCTCAGAGTTGGTAAGGTAGTCGCTGATCCTCATGGCTTACCTCCTCCGCAATTTCCTGTTGGAATGTATAACGGCCTTGACAATCCACAGAATCCCCGGCGGTTCTTTTTTTCTCTCTTCCATCTGTCGCATTTCCGTCCTTCTCCCGAAAGGTATGGAGCGTGTGTCCATTCGTCGTTTTCTGGAGGCGAGAAGAGATATTCAAATTCATCGTCCACCCATTGCCACATCGCGCAGGAAGAGGCGATGCAGCAATTCCACTTGACACCAGCGCCCGGCTCATCATTTTTTATAAAGCCAGCGCTGGCGCTTCTATTGTCGGTGGAATCGGCCTCGCCCAACCGCACCATCGGACACCACAGCTTGCAGGCATCTTTTTCAGTGTGCATCACTTCACCCCCTCGGCCTTGTCATACCGTTCCATCTTGTCCAGCATCATTCTCACCAGTGCGATCCATCCGTCGTTGCGCCGGTGCCCGAACAGGCGGCAAAATCCGATCATCTCTTTATTGACATGAACGGAGCAGGTGTAATTCGCTGACTTGTCCGTCCCCGTCCCGTCGTTGCGGATGTAGATGTGGAGCATTATCGGACCTCCTTCCCCATGGCTTCCTCTGCGGCCATGATGTTCTGAATCCGCAACGCCTCTGCCCTCATCGTGGCAAGGTGCATCCGGCATGTCTCATGTCTGACGTTATCCCCCAGCGCAGGCGGCTTTAACCCCATAGCCTTGTCGCAGGCAGGGCAGCAGACACGCGGAGGACCGGCGAGAAGGCGGTTGGCGAAATCGGGCATGTTCACGGCTTCCCCCTTTCTTCCATCTCTTGAAGCAGGTCGCGGAAGGCTTCGTAGCGACCCATCAGGTACGCGGGTGTTTCGCTCGTATTGCCGAGCACGGTGGAGTGCTGATAATTCTCTTTTGCCGCGTCCCTTCTGCCCCTGACAATCGCAAGCGCCGTGGTCCACCCCTCGCCCCGGTAGTGGTCCGTAATGGGCCGCGTGATGTCCCTCAGCGCCGCGTGCTCGGCGTTGACGATGCAGTCCTTGGTGTGGTGCATTACGCCCTCCCGTATTCCTTCTTCATCTTCAGGTAAGTGGACCGGGGGCGCCCGCAGGACACGGTGCCGTCTGTGATGAGATACCGGACCTTCGTTCCGGGCTTGAACCCCGCGATCCTTCTGAGCCGCTTGGCAACCTTGCCTCTCACTTCCCTACCTTCCTTTCCCCCCGGCAGGGGGGCTGCCGGGGGTCTGGTTAAACCTTCCTACTCCGTCCGCTACTGCTTTCGGTGCCCACTCTACTTCCGCCAGCTAGAGGCGGGGTCGAGGCCCCTGTCCCTGTAGTGTCACCGTTTCGGATGCTCACCGTCGGGAGTGTTCGGGGCTGCCGTTTCGAGTGGTAAAGAACATCGTTGACGGCCCGATTATATGCATAGCTGCATATACCTTGTCAAGAAAAAAATGCGCCTATGCATATTTTCGATCAAAGGGAAAATTTCTGAAGGGGGAGATAATAGATTTTTGTAAAGTGATGCGGGGATTTGGCCGAAAAGGATATGGGATATTTTTCTTTAGGCGGTGCGCTTACTGTCTTTCCAGAGTTTCTCTTTCTGAAAGTGAAAAAGAGACTCGTCCAATTCCTTTGATGTCATGTCGTGCAACATCAAGTAAATCTTTGCTTTTTTCTCATCCTTGCAAATGAAGTATTCGGCAGGAACGTCGAAGTAGGTGGCCACCTTTTCGATGCTCTCAAGCTCCGGCTTTGTGACCGCGTTCAGCCAGCGGTTGATCGTTGACTGAGCGACGCCAGTCTTTTTCCCCAGCGCCGTGGCGTTCAGGGAATTGCGGTTCATCAGTTCGACCAATCTGCGAGCCATAGCTTCCATACATGCATAATAGCATTAGTTATTTTGCGCCGGTGGATTATGTGTAAAAAACATTTGACAGAATCTATGCATCCGTGCATATAATGGCCCCGCCATGAGAACAAAACTAATGCGAAAACTGAATAGAGACATCAGCCGCACATCCATCTATCGGGTGTCAAAGCAGATCGGACTCCAGTACACGACCCTTTTCCGCATCGTGAGGGGGCGGACATCTGGGTCGATCCCGACGTGGGAGAAAATCGCTCAATTTTACGGACACAAGTAGAGAGAAATTTTCTTCCGGTGTGGGGACACCGGAAACATGGGGCAGGAGGTAGGGGGAATTATGCTGACTGACCTCCCCATCTACAGGCACCCCATCCGGCCCGGTACGGACGAAAAGATGATCCGCGCCTGGAAGCGCAGGCACAAAATGATCGAGTGCGGCCCCTACGCCTGCACCATGACCGCGCAGGCATGCAAGGCCCGGCACAAGCGGGCGATGAAGGCGAAGAAAACAACCAAGCTCGGCACCATGCCGATCCTCAGCGACGAATGGCTGGCGCTGGCCAAGTGCAGGAAGTGCGAGGTGCTGCCATGATTGACCTGACCACTATCAACATCATCCTGATCGTGTGGACCCTAGCAATGTTTATCGTCTGGTCCTGGCTCTCAGTGGCCTCCGACGCCGACGACGAGGCCGAGAAGATGGGGAGGATCAGGAGGGTAAAATGAACCTTACCACGATCCGTAAAGCAAAGCGCGAGGCCGAGGAATTCGTCAGGCGGGCAAAGGTCGTCCTTGATGTGACGGACCCCTCGGAACCGGCGAGAAGTGCATGGATGTTCGGCACGCCCGACACAGCTGCCCTGCGCCGGCAGTCGATGGAGTTGACCAGGGCCCTGGCCGAGATGAGGAAGGCATGAGCATGGAAATAATCATTCCCGGTATTCCCGTCAGTAAAAAGCGGCCGCGTTTTTTCGTGCGGGGCAAGCACGTCGGGGCCTACAATCCCCAGGAGTCCGAGGAATCAAAAACCATGTGGCACATCGCCAAAGCCATGAACGGGCAGAAGCCGTGCGCTAATGCCGTGGCCCTCGACATGACCTTTTACATGCCTATCCCGGCCTCTCTGTCGCAGAAGAAGCGTGAGGCCCTGCTGATTATCCCCCTGCACACAAAAAAGCCCGACATCGACAACCTCATCAAACACGTTTTGGACTCGGCCAACGGGATTTTATTCGAGGATGACCGGCAGATTTGCGAGATCACGGCCCGAAAACGATACGGGGCCGAGGCGAAAACCATCGTGAAGGTGAGCACATGACCCGATCACAGAAAGCGATCGACCGCGAGCGGATGATTCAGTCTTTTGCTGAGGCGTTCCGCAAGGAACTGGCGAAGGACATCGGTTTCGACATCCGGGCCCGGATCGACCGGGAGAAGCGGGCCGAGATCCGCGGCGCCATGCTCGCCGCCGAAAGGCAGGTTTACGGGGAGATGAGAAAATGAAACGCAAGCGGACACCGCCACCGTGCCGGATGTGCTGGAACGCTCCGTGTGCCCCAAAGTCTCAAATGTGCCAGTCCTGCATTGACGAGGGCGAGAGGGATCAGGCCGAAATATCGCGGCTTATTTCCGATGGCCACACACACCATTGCGCCTGTCGCCAGGTATGGGGCGACGGGGAATGCGAGTGCGAGAAAAAGGGCATCATCCCGGGTGGCATCTCAAGGGCAATCGAGCATGTGATGGGGCACCTCGACCACCCCGGCGGACCCCTGGACCGATCGGACGTGGAGGTAGAGGACGGCAACAAGGGGCACGCCTTCGACGAGATGTGGGGAGTAACGAAACGCGGCTAGGGTAGCAACCGAAAGCCCCGGATCCTGACCGGGGCCCGCCGCTAAAATTTTCAGGGAGCCCGCAGGGGGTTCGAGAAGATCATGGCACGAGACGAACAATACAGGCTGTTATGGTCTAGCATCAGCACATCGCGGAAGATTCGCTGCGTTCGGGGTGACAAATGGTTTCGGGTTGGTTGTCATCTGGTTTACAGTTGGTTGATACCGTGGACCGACGACGACGGCAGACTGCGCGGTGAACCCCTCTGGATACTGGCAAACATCCTCCCAAATGAGGGACTGACGGTAGACGAGATTGGCTCCATGCTTTTCGAGCTTGGAAAGGTCGGCCTGATCCAGTGGTACGAGGTAGACGGAGAGCGTTTTATTCAGGTCATCGACAATGAGAATCATCAGCTAATTAGAAAAGACCGTTACAAAGCAAGCACTTATCCGGAGTGCAACGGAAACGCAACCATTTGTCAACCAAGTGACAACCAAGTGACGGACGAATCGCGGCAAAACCGCAACCCCTTACCAACACCATCCCCAGTACCATCACCATCACCATCACCAACACACAGTCCGCCGCGCCGCCGCGCCGCGGACGCGCAACCAAACCCCCTGTTCGAAAAATTCTGGACCGCGTACCCGAAAAAGAAATCCAGGGGCCAAGCAGAAAAAGCGTTCTCGAAAATCAATCCCGACGAGCAGCTCTTAGCGGCAATGATCGCCAAAATAGGGCAGGCCAAGACATCGGACGAGTGGACTAGAGAAGGCGGAAGGTACATCCCGCACCCAGCAACATGGCTCAACGCCAAAGGCTGGGAAGACGAGATCATTACGGAGGCCGACTCTGACGAGCAACGCCTGAGACGCCTGGCCGAGCGGAAAATGAGGGAGGAGAATCAATGACCTGGATCGAGTTCACCGAAACCATCCGCACCGTATGCACCTACTACGAGCGCAAGATCCCCAACGACAACGCCCTCGAGCTATGGCATGAGCGGGTGAAGACGATCCCCAGGGAATCCCTGGATTGGATCAAGCGGAAAATATTCGAGGAAAACGATACTTTCCCGAAGAACCTGCCGACCGTCATGTGGAGTTTGTACAACGCATGGTTGACGGCGCACCCGGAGAAGCGGGCATTCAGAGAAGAGGCGCAGTGCCCCGAATGTGAAGGAGGCTGGCTGGTACTGCAGAAGCAGGTTGACGGATACAGACAGCCGATCTCATTCAGCGCACCGTGCGGGAAGTGCCGGCAGATCCCGTCAGCCCATTACATGACACTCTTCCAGGCAATCGAGCAGGGATATGAGCGGATCGAATTGAAGAAATACCCCGAGGCTGGACCACGGGACATCAAGAAACTGGCTGAGTCTGTCGGTATGAAGATGCCCGATTACGCAAGGAGGGTAGCATGATTGCCATCTTCAACCGCATCGACGCCATGCCCCTTGACCTGTTCATGGCCTGCCTGATGGCCCTGATTGTCGCCGCCCTGATCGTGACGTGGAGGAAGTAGTGGAACGCCGCCTCTACGACACTCCCCGATGGCGCAAGGCAAGGGCGCTGTTCCTGGCACAGCATCCCCTCTGCGTCCTGTGTGCCAGGGCAGGCAGGGATGAGGTAGCCAACGTGGTGGATCATATCAGGCCCCACGGCAATGACCCCGTGCTGTTCTGGGACGAGGACAACTGGCAGCCCTTGTGCGCCACCTGCCACTCAGGCATCAAGCGACTGCAGGAGAATCGAGGGCACAGCGCAGCCGCAGGCCTCGACGGCACTCCGATCGACCCGGGACATCCATGGAACAGCGGCAAGGGTAGGGGGGTGTAAATCTTACAGAGCCTCTCGAAGGATAACCGGTCGGGCTACTCGGCGTGCATCATCGCACTCAGAAAGTTAGGAACCGCACTCATGATCAAAGAATGTAAATGGTGTCGCAAGCCTTTCGAAGGCAATGCCAAAAAGGTCTATTGCGGACCTAAGTGCAAAAAAAACTACGAGAATTCATTGCGGAACGCCCCGAAGCAACCGGGAGCACTCAAGCAACCCACGGGAACTATACAGCGCCCCCGATGGCTCAACGAGACGGCTGCGGCCTATTGGGAGAAGGTTGCGCCGACCGTCATGGAACGTGGCCACTTAAACATTTTATCCGAGGACGCCTTCGCGGAACTCTGTGACCTGCACTCGCGGCTCCTAGATATCAACCAGGCAATCGACAAGGGGAACCGCTCGCTCCTACAGATTGACGACAAGTGGGACAACAAAGCCGGAATTGAGTATCAGAGCTTCAAGGAATCGGCCCTATCCGATCTCAAGCGCAAGTATTCAAAACTATACCTGGAATACAGCAATAAATTCTATCTGACTCCCCTTTCAAACCGGGGAAATTATGGGCTGGGAGAGAATGGCAAAAAAGACGAAAAAGACAACCTCTTTGATTGACCGGGCGACCGAGTACGCAATCGCGGTTGACCGTGGCGAGATACTGGCGGGTCCCTACGTGCGCGGCGCGTGCCGGAGGCACCTGGCCGACCTCGAGCGATCGAAGGTGGATCCGGATTATCCGTTCTATTTCGATTTTGAAGGAAAAGATGGAGCTTCAGAGGCGATGCGATTCTTCGAGGAGTATCTCCTGCTCAACGGCGGCCAGTACGAGGGACTGCCGTTCATCCTGCTGCCCTGGCAGGCCTTCATCATCGGGTCGATCTACGGGTGGAAGCGCAAGAGCGACGACTGCCGGCGGTTCCGCGTGGCCTACATCGAAACACCGAAGGGATCCGGCAAGAGCCCCCTGGCGGCCGGCATCGGCCTGAAGGGTCTGGTGGCGGACCGGGAGCCGCGAGCCGAGGTCTACGCCGCGGCGACCTACAAGGACCAGGCCATGGTCCTGTTCCGGGACGCGATCGCGTTCTACGATCAGTCGCCGAAGCTCCAGGAGCTCCTGGTTGCCTCCGGGACGGGGGCCATGCGGTGGAACCTGGCCCACCCGTCGAAGGGATCCTTCTTCCGGGTCATCAGCTCGGAGAAAAAGGGGCAGTCGGGGCCCCGCCCTCACGTCGTCCTGCTCGACGAGATCCACGAGCACACCGACGGGACGGTGATCGAGATGCTGCGGGCCGGCTTCAAGTTCCGCCGGCAGCCGCTCTCGTTCATGATCACCAACGCCGGCCACGACATGACCTCCGTGTGCTGGGAATATCACGACATGGGCGTGAAGGTCGCCCTGGGCCAGCTCGTCAACGACGAGTTCTTCTCCTACGTCTGCGCTCTGGACGAGGAGGACCTGAAGGACGACCGCTACCTTGAGGACGAGAGTCTCTGGGCGAAGGTGAACCCGTCGCTCGATGCGGGCCTGCCGGGCTACGACTACATCCGCGGCCAGATCCGCGAGGCCCGGGGGCTGCCGTCGAAGATGGCCTCGGTCAAGCGGCTGTGCTTCTGCATCTGGACCGAGGCGTCCAACCCGGCGATCTCCCGCGAGGCCTGGATGGCGTGCCAAGATGCGGACTTCCCGGTGGAGCTGCTCAAGGGCCGCAAGTGCTGGGGCGGCCTCGACTTGTCTGCCACGCAGGACCTGACCGCCTTCGCCCTCATGTTCCAACCGACGGAAGAGGATCCCCTGTGGCGCCTGAAGGTCTGGTTCTGGATCCCGGGCGTGGGTCTGCGGTTGAAGGCCGAGCAGGATCACGTCCCGTACATCGCCTGGCGGGATGCGGGATACATCCGGGCCATCGACCGCAAGACCGTTGAGTACGAGTTCGTGATTGCGGAGATGGCCGGGATCCTCGAGGGTCTCGACTGTCAAAAGATCGCCTTTGACCGCTGGAAGATGAAGGACTTCAAGAAGAACCAGGAGCGCATCGGGGTGACGCTGCCGGAGCTGGTCGAGTTCGGCCAGGGCTACCAGTCCATGGGCCCGGCGATCAAGGTGTTCGAGACGAAGCTCATCCAGGGGACGATGCGCCACGACGGCAACCCGTGCCTGACCTGGTGCGCCGCCAACGTGGTCGCCATCCAGGACGCGGCGGAAAACAAGAAGTACGACAAGAGCCGGAGCATCGGCCGCATCGACGGGATCGTGGCCGCGGCCATGGCCTGCGGGATCCTGGAGGAGACCGAGGAGAAGTCGGTCTACGAGGGAATGACGGCCGAGCAGATCTCCGCCCGCATCGCGTTTTGAAAGGAGCGCTTATGGAAAACCACGGCGGAACAAGGCGAGGGGGGTGGGGGCAGCAGGCGGCGGCACCTGGCATGCAAATACAGGTGGACCTGTCGAAGGCCGTGCAGCGGGTGTGCCCGTGCGGATGCAAGCTCTTCGATCAGAAGATACAGCTCTTCACCGTCTCGGCGCTTCTTTCGCCGACGGGGCAGGAGCTGCCGGTCCAAGTCCCGGTGCTGGTCTGCACGGAGTGCAAGGAGATATTGAAATGACCGACCTGCCCCAGAAGCCGCTTTTGCGGGTCGACGAGGTGGCCACGTACTTCGACGTGACGGAGAAGACGATCTATCTCTGGATCGACCACGGGCTCCTGGAGGCGGAGAAGTACAAGCGGGTGATACGGATCACGCGGGAGTCGATCGTGAAGTTCCGGCTGGCCAGCAAATTGAGCCCGCTCGAATAATAAACAGTGTAATAAGTGCCAATAAGAGGAAATAAGAACACTCCTGTCTTTGAAAACATCGCTTTAATTCGTCACGATGGGGCCCAGTGGAGGCCCCATTGTCGTTTCTCGATAGGGTAAAAGAATTTTTTATCCGCAATCTCTCGCTTTCGGACCCGAAGGCGTGGAATCCCTCGCTCTGGAACCTGTACGGGGCGCAGTCCGTCTCCGGAGAGACCGTCACTCCCGACACGGCCCTCACCTACTCGGCCTATTTCAACGCCATCACCCTGATCTCGGGCACCATCGGGGCCCTGCCGCTGCACCTGATGCAGCGCAAGGACAAGTCGAAGCGCCTCGCCGACGACCGGATCATGTACCGTGTCATGCACGACTACGCCAACCCCTACATGACGGCCATGGCCTTCCGCGAGTGCCTCATGGCGCATATCCTCGGCTGGGGCAACGGCTACGCCGAGAAGATCCGCAACGGATACGGCGAGTTGATCGCCCTGTGGCCCATCACGCCGAACCGCGTGACGCCGATGATGATGGACGGCGAGCTGGTCTACCGCATCCAGATGCCCGCCGGCCAGCCGGTCGTCCTTCCCCGCGAGCGGGTGCTCCACGTCGCCGGCCTCGGCTTCGACGGCTTCCTGGGCTACTCCATCGCGGCCATGGCCCGCAAGTCGATCGGCCTGGGCATGGCGATGGAGACCTTCGGCAGCCGCTTCTTCGGCGAGGGGACGCACCCCGGGGTCATCGTCGAGCACCCGACCAAGCTCAGCCCCGAGGCCCACTCCAACCTCAAGAAGTCCCTCTCGGACACCTACAGCGGCCTGGGCAACTCGCACCGCCTCATGCTCCTCGAGGAGGGCATGAAGTTTCAGAAGATCGTCATCGACCCCAAAGACAGCCAGTTCCTCGAAAGCCGCCAGTTCAACATCCCCGAGATCGCCCGCTGGTTCAACCTGCCCCCGCACAAGCTCAAGGACCTTACAAAGTCGAGCTTCTCCAATATCGAGAGCGAGCAGATCTCGTTTGTCACCGACTCCATCCTGCCCTGGCTCGTGCGCCTCGAGCAGAACTTCAACATGCAGCTCCTCACGGACAGCGACCGGGAATACTCCGGCCGGGGGCGCCTGTACTTCAAGCACAACGTCGAGGGCCTGCTGCGGGCCGACGCGGCCGCCCGCGGGACCTACTACCGGGAGATGTTCAACATCGGCGCCATGTCGATCAACGAGATCCGCGAGAAAGAGGACATGGACCCCGTGAAGGGCGGCGACGTCCACCTGGTGCCGCTCAACATGACCACGCTGGAGAACGCCGGGAAGCCGCAGGAGCCCAAGCAGGGCGAGCTGGACCTGGAGACGCCGCCGGGGAAGGGCAATGGACAGGATAAAGATGGCGAGGCTGGCAAAGTATCTCGCCGACAATGACATCGACCTGCACGAGGCCGTCGGGGTCCTGCAGGAGGCGATCCGCCAGCAGGTCCTGGCGCGGCTGAACCAGGCGCCCCCGGATCCGCCGCGGACGGCGAAGGTCTACGGGTTCAAGCAGCAAGAGGAGGTCCGGAAATGAGCTGGTACAAGATCGTGAACAAGGCCGAGAAGGCGGAGATCTGGATCTACGAGCAGATCGGCGAGGACTTCTGGAGCGGCGGCGGCGTGACGGCCAAGAAGTTCCAGGAGGAGCTGGCCGGCATCAAGGCCAAACAGATCGACCTGCACATCAACAGCCCCGGCGGTCAGGTCTTCGAGGGCGTGACGATCTACAACCTGCTCAAGCAGCACGACGCGACGATCACGACCTACATCGACGGCCTGGCGGCCTCGATCGCCTCGGTGATCGCCCTGGCCGGCGACAAGGTGGTTATGGCCGAGAACGCCCTCTACATGATCCACAACCCCACGGGCATGGTCTGGGGCCCGGCCGCGGAGATGCGCAAGATGGCCGACGTCCTGGACAAGATCCGCTCGACCATGTCGACCGTCTACACCGGCAAGACCGGCAAGACCGAGGACGAGATCAACGGCCTGCTCGACGCCGAGACCTGGATGACCGCCGCCGAGGCGAAGGAAGCGGGGTTCGTCGACGAGATCGCCGACGAGATGGATCTGGCGGCCTGCGCGAAGTTCATCCCCGTCATGCAGAAGGCGGGGTTCAAGCATATTCCGGAGAACCTCTCCGGTGAGAGAAGACCACCCGAGAACGAGCGAGACTTCGAGCGGTTCCTGCGAGATGCAGGCTACAGCCGGAAGGTGGCGCAGTCCATCACCGCGCGCGGATTCAGGGATGCCCTGCGAGATGCCGGGCTCCAGGGGATCCCCGCCGCGGCCGCGAGCGCTCCGCGAGATGCCGAGCCCGCGAGACCGAAGGACCGAGTCGCCGACCTGCTCACCCGGGCGGAAGTCGCCGCACCCTCACGCTAAACCACCTCACAGGAGGACAGAACGACATGAAGACTATCAGCCAGTATCGGGAAGACATCAAGGCCCTGATGAAGAAGGCCGCAGACATCGACGCGAAGGTCACGGCTGAAAACCGCGATCCTTCGGAAGCGGAGATCAGCCTCAAGAACGAGATCCTCGACACCGTCGAGGACCTCCAGAAGATCGTGGCGAACCTGGAGCGCCAGGACCGGATTTCCCGGCAGCTCGAGGGCCCGGCCAACAGCCCCGCGACGCGACCGGCGCCCCAGCCCTCGGGACAGATCGAGGTGAAGGACAAGGAAAGGTTCGGCTCCCTCGGCCAGCAGCTGGCGGCCGTCATGCAGGCCGGGATGCCCGGTGGAAGGGTGGACCCGAGGCTTTACAGCGCCGCAACGGGCCTTAACGAGACAACCCCGTCCGATGGCGGGTTCCTCGTCCAGACGGACTTTTCGAGCGACCTGCTGCAGGACGTCTTCCAGACGGGCGTGCTGGCGTCCCGCTGCCGGCGCATGACCATATCCGGCAACGCCAACTCCATGAAGATCAACGGCGTCGACGAGACCTCCAGGGCCTCCACCCGCTCCGGCGGCGTGCTCGGTTACTGGAAGGACGAGGCGGCGCAGAAGACGGCCAGCCGGCCCAAGTTCCGCCAGATCGAGCTGAACCTCAAGAAGCTGATCGGCCTTTGCTACGCCACCGACGAGCTGCTTGCAGACGCCTCCGCCCTTGAGGGCTTCATCCGGCAGGCCTTCATCGCCGAGTTCGGGTTCCTCCTGGACGACGCCATCATCAACGGATCGGGTGCCGGGCAGCCCCTCGGGATCCTCAACTCCGGGTGCCTCGTTACGGTCAGCAAGGAAGCAGGCCAGGCGGCCGCGACGGTCGTCGCCGAGAACGTCGTCAAGATGTACTCGCGGATCTTCGCATCGTCTCGCCCGAACGCCGTGTGGCTGATCAACCAGAACATCGAGCCGCAGCTCTTCACGATGTCCTTGTCGGTCGGCACGGGAGGCGTCCCGATCTACATGCCCGCGGGCGGCCTCTCCGGACAGCCCTACGGGACCCTGTTCGGCCGGCCGGTTATCGCCATCGAGCAGGCGGCGACGCTGGGCACCGTGGGCGACATCATCTTCGCCGACCTCAACGGCTACATCCTGGCCGAGAAGGGCGGCATCGAGAGCGCCATGAGCATCCACGTGAAGTTCGATTACGACGAGTCGGTGTTCCGGTTCGTGATGCGCGTCGACGGCCAGCCCGTGCGGGCCTCGGCGCTCACCCCCTACAAGGGCGGCTCGAGCTACACGCAGTCCCACTTCATCGCGCTGGAGACGAGGTCCTAACCATCAATCGACCGGGGCGATGAGGCCACGGTAGCACAGGAGGAATGAAACATGAGATCGATCCTTGAAAGAATCAGGCCCGTCCATGCAGGGTCGTCCACCTTTGTACCCAAGGGCGAGGACATCTTCGAGAACAGCCCGGCGACGGATGTCATCAACCTGAAGAACGCCCAGGGCGTGCTGTTCATGATCGCCACCGGCAACAATGCCGGTTCCGGTGCGGCAACCATTACCATTGAGGCGTGCGACAACGCCACGCCGAGCAACACCACGGCCATCGCCTTCCGGTACCAGGTCATCACATCCGATGTGCAGGGCGCGGTGACGGCGGCGTCGAGCAGCGGCCTTGCGGCGGTGGGAGCCGCGGACACGGTGTGGCTGTTTGAAGTCGACGCGGCGGCCGTCGCGGCGGCAAGCGTCAACAGCACCTACAACAACCACTACGTCAGGCTGAAAGTGACCGAGACGCAGAGCGACGCCGTTGATGGCGCGATCCTCGCGTTTCTCATCGGGCCTCGTTATGCGCCGCTGTCCGCGACGCAGCTGACCTAAACCCTTAACCGGGGCGGGGCTTCGGTCCCGCCCCTCGGGGCCGTCTGGAAGGATGGCGGTCCTCATCCAGGAGGATGAAATGAATTACAACCCGAGCACCAGAAACAGAATCGCCGACATTATTTGAAGAGGTCGACGCATAGATCGGGAAGCGGTTGATTGTTAGGGCCCCTCCCGGGCCGGGCTGAGACCGCCCGGGAGGGGGCTTTTCGATGGTCGACATGCAGCGGAGGCACGATGGACGACAACAGGGTATCCGTCTTGAAATTTTGCGCGGGCGTGCTCGGGGCCGTCGTGATCGCCTGGCTGCTCTGGGTGAGCAACGCGAGCGTGGCGAACAGCAAGGACATCGCGGTCATGCAGGCCAACTACATCACGATCAAGGAGAGCGTCGAGGAGATCAAGTGCCTGACCAAGGAGATCCGACAGGACCAGGTGAGGCGCCAGAAGAGGGAGCAGTAGGATATGCGGGAGAACTTCGACAGGGCCTTCGATCTCACCGTCATGCGGTTCGAGGGCGGGGCGCGCTACACGAACGACCCCGACGACCCGGGCGGCGAGACGAAGTTCGGGATCTCGAAGCGGGCCAACCCCGACGTCGACATCCCCGGCCTGACGAAGGACGGCGCGAAGGCGATCTACCGGATGCGGTACTGGAACCCTGCGGGCGGCGACGAGATGCCCTGGCCCTGGGACGCGGTGGTCTTCGACACGGCGGTGAACCTGGGGGTCTCGCGGGCCCTGCGGATGAAGGCCGACGCGGCAAGCCCGGCGGAGTACCACCTGGAGCGGATCCGCTACTACGCGGGACTCGTCGTCCAGCGGCCGGCGATGGTCAAGTACTTCCGCGGCTGGGTCAACCGCGTCATACATCTCTGGCAGGAGACGAAGGCATGAGGCGGGCCTTCCTGGTTTCGATCATTCTCGCGCTGCTGCTTCTGCCCGCCGGGAAGGCCCTGGGTGCATCGGTGCTGTGGCAGGCGTGGATCCACGAGACGGACGACGCGGCGATCACCGTCGCCTGGGACCCGGTCGAGGGCGCGACGAACTACGAGGTGAAGACGATTGCAAAGTACCCGGCGCAGGAATGGACGGTTTCGGTCGTGGGGACGCAGGCGACCCTTCCCCGGCCTCGGACAGGCCTCTTCCGCTTCGCTGTGCGCGCTTGCAATGCTGACGGCTGCAGCGATTGGGCTTATTCTGATGGCCCGGCCGCTGCTGTTGCAATGGCTGACGGGCAGACCCTGACGCGGCCCTGGGGCGTCTTCTGGCGCCTCTCGCCCGTCATCATCGAATGAGGTGAAACCATGAAGATCGCAACGAAGAGCATCGCCTGGAGAGACCCGAACGAGGGGCAGGGCGTGGCGAATTTCTTCCTGTACTACGCGCAGGGCAACCCGCCCTTTTCCTATGATCTGCCGAGCCTGTCAATTCCGGCAGTCCCCGGGCAGGCCGAGTACGTCTACACGCTTCCCGGGGCCATTCCGCTGACCGAGGCCGAGTGGACGCTGTGGGTCGCCGCGTCCGATTCGGAGGGCAACATCTCCGACCCGGTGAGCGTGACCCGTTTTTTCGATTTCNCCCCGCCGCTGGCCCCTGTCGATTTACGGGTCCTGTAGCGGCGGCGATTGCAGGAGGTATCACCATGTGGATCGTGGATCAGCTTCCCGGTTTCATCGTCGGGGCCGTCGGTGCGGCCGTCGCGTCTTTCTTCGTCTGGCGCAACAACCCGGCTCTGATGGACAAGGTCTACAAGCAGGTCAAATCGGAGTTCGACGAGAAGGAGAAGGCCCTGCGGGCCGAGCTCGAGGACCTCAAGCTCGAGGAGAAGGTGAAGGCCATCCTCGCCAAGCTGGGCGTGAAGGTGTGACCGTGGATTTCATGGGAAGGCTCTTCGGGGCGGCGGGCGATCTTTCGACGATGCGGTGGGTCTTTGTCTGGACCTACGGCTTTTCGATCGTGGTGCCCCTCACCGCGTGGGCCTACTGTTACTGCATCAAGACGCCGGGAACCGCAGACCTCCCCGCGAACGTGACCATGCTCGTGACCGGGATCGTCGCCGTCATCACCACGGGCAAGGTGGCCCAGTATTTCAAGGAGAAGCCGGAGAATGGCAAGCCTGCTGACCCTGCTGCTTAACCCGAAGAACCTGCTCATCGCGGCGCTCTCCGTCGCCCTGGCCGGGACGTGGTTCGCCTACGACCTGAAGAAGCACCAGGCCCTGCAGTGCTCGGGGGAGCTGGCCCTGTGCGAGGCGAACGTCCGGGGCTATCAGGCGGAGATCTTGAGCGCGAACTCGATCATCGAGGCGCTGAAAAAGAACCTCGAGGCGATCCGGAAAAGCGCCGAGGAGTGGAAGCGGATCGCGGCCGAGGCCGGCGACCTGCGGCGCCGGATCTTCGAGCTGCAGGCGAGCCCAAAAGAGTGCGAGGTGCTCCATGCGGAATATCAGAAAGTGGCTGGCGACATCACTCTGTATTTTAACGCTGGCGGCGTGCGGGGGAAAGTCCACCGTCCAGATCCCGCAGGTGATCGAGCAGCCCCCGGCGTACTGCCCGGCCCCGGCGCGGCCGGAGCTGGCGGAGCCGAAGACGACGCCCGTCCTGCTCGATGACTACCTGGCGGTCGTGGAGTACGCCCTGCAGCTCGAGGCGACGGTGCGCTGCTACGAGGCAACCAAGTAACCCCATCTTCCTTCTCTCTCTGCGGTGGGCGGGTCCGGAGTAACCCTCCTTCTCCGGCCCGCCCGATAAAAAAGGGTGAACGATGAAGGCTCAACTCTACACGGCCCCGACGATCGAGCCGATCAGCCTGGCGGAGCTCAAGCTGCACCTGCGGGTCGACTCGGAGACCCTGGCCGGCGACATTACGACCTATCAGAGCATCCTGCCCGGCAGCCACGGGATCCACGAGCTGATGACCCTCGACGTCGCCCCGGGCGGGGCCGGTTGGGCCGCGGGCGACACGATCACGGGGGCCACCAGCCACGAGACCTGCATCGTCGTCACGGTGCTCACGACAACGACCTACCTGGTCCGCAACCGCTCCGGGGCCTTCACCCTGGGCGAGATCCTCTCGAACGGCACGGCCACGGCCGACCAGGGGGCGACGCACCCGACCTTCGCGACGGGCTACTACCTGCTCGGCACGGGCGTCGATGTCCTGGGCAAGCAGGCCGTCGTGAACCTCAACGCCGGCACGGTGGGCTCGGGCGGAACGGTGGACGCGAAGATCCAGGAGTCGGACGACAACACGACCTACACCGACGTCACGAGCGGGGCCTTCACCCAGGTCACGGCCGCCAACGACAACGCCATCCAGGAGAAGGCCTACACGGGGACGAAGCAGTACATCCGGGTCGTCGCGAAGGTGCTGGTCGCGGCCTGCGAGTTCGGCGTCGACGTGATCGTCAACGCCGCCACCACGGCCGAGGACGACGATTTGACGGACCTGATCACAGACGGCCGGGCCTACGTGGAGGCCGTCACCGGGCGGGCCCTGCTTACCCAGACCTGGGATTACTACCTGAAGGAATGGCCGGAGGGCAACGCGATCCGGCTGCCCTTCGGGAACCTGCAATCCGTCACGAGCGTCTCCTGGAAGGACACGGACGGCACGGAGACGACGCTCGCCGTGACGACGGACTACATCGTCGAAACCAACGGAAACCAGTGCGGGCGGGTCGTGCTGCCCTTCTCCGGGTCCTGGCCCTCGGGGGATCTCTACCCGGTCAACCCGATCAAGATCCGCTTCGTCTGCGGGTGGCTTACGGCGGCCGCGATTCCGAAGAACATCAAGCGGGCGGTCAAGTTCGCCGCAGAGGATGCCTACTACCACGGGGACCGCAGCGAGGCCCTCCGGCCGGTCATCGACCGGCTGCTGGCTAGCTGGCGCCTGCGGGAGGAATTTTGAACCCGAACACGAGCCCGGCAGAGCTGAACAAGCGCGTGACGCTGCAGCACCCCACGAAGGCCCCCGACGGCATGGGGGGCTTTACCGTGACGTGGACGGACGCCGCGACGGTATGGGCCGCCGTGTGGCCCGTGAACGCCTCGGAGGCGATCCAGGCCGGTCAGACGGCGATGACCGTGACGCACCGCGTGCGGATTCGCTACCGCTCCGTCGTGAAGGCCGCCTGGCGCATCTCGTATGCGGGCCGGCTCTTCAACATCGTCGCGATCATCGACCCCAACTCGGCCCATCGGTGGCTTGACATCCTGTGCAAGGAGGCGGCGTGAACAACCTCCTCACCGCCATCATGACGAAGACCTCCGGCTCGGCCCTCTCCACGAGGGTCGGCGGCCGGATCTTCGAGGGCGAGGCCCCGGAGGGCACCGAGTTCCCCTACGTCGTCCTCTCCATCGTGACCGACGCCCAGGCCGACACGTTCAAGGACAAGCTCGAGGACCTGACGATCCAGTTCTCGCTCTATTCCATCTCGAAGGGCCTGGCGGAGATCACGGGGATGTACGCGGATCTCAAGACGCTGTTCGACGATGCGGTGCTCACGATCACGGGCAACTATCACATCCTGATCGCCCGGGAGAACCTGACGACGATGCAGGACGAATTCACGACACCCCAGGGCACGGCCAGCGGCCGGCACTGGGCGGTGGACTACAGGCTCATCACGGAGGAGACATGAGGATCCTGGTCACGGCCCGATACATCTCCGGCGACTCCGTCGAGGGCGGGTCGAGCCGCTACATGCGCTGCCTGATCGACACGCTGCGCGAGCTGGGCCACGAGGTCATCGAGACCACGGACCCGGGGAAGTTCGTCTCGATGCGCCTGGACCTCATCCTGTGCAGCCACCCGGAACGCTTCGCCGCCATCAAGGCCAACCCGGCCCGGAAAGTCTTCATCGCCCACGGCCTTATTCAAGACGAGCATATGGTGAAAGGCGCGGACCGTTACATTGCCGTCAGCGAGGAGGTGCGGAAGGCGAACCTCAAGCGCGGGATCGACAGCGTCGTCATCCCGCAGCCGATCCCCGTGGTTGAACCCGTAAAGCCGGGCGACGAGCTCCGCAAGATCCTCGTCATCCGCCGGGAACCCGTGAAGAACGACCCCTTCGCCTGGCTGGCCGAGCGCTACGAGCTGCGCGTCAGCGACCTCGAGAAACCCATCGAGGAGCAGATCGCATGGGCGGATCTCTGCATCACCCTGGGCCGCGGCGCCCTGGAGGCCATGATGCAGGGCAAGCCAGTCCTGGTGGCCGACAACCGGCACTACATGGGGGCGCTTGGCGACGGCTACGTCACGCTCGAAAACGTCGCGGAGATCGCGAAGCACAACTTCTCGGGGCGGCGCTACCGCAAGCCCGTGACGCGGGAGTGGCTCGAGGCGGAGCTGGCAAAGTACGATCCCCGCGATTCGAGCCGCCTTTACAGCTGGGTCCACGACAACTACAACGCCCCGATGATCGCCCGGAAGCTGATCGACCCCGGCGCCGTGCTGTCCTTCGGCGTCCTGGTGAACGACATCCAGCGACTCGATATGTGTTTCCGGCAGAGCGAAATCGAGGGCAAGGCGCACATGATCATGAACCCGACGAGCGCCACGACCGGCCTGAACCGTATCCTGAAGCGCATGGAGGACGAGGGCGCCGAGATCGGGGTGCTGGCCCACCAGGACATGCACTTTCGCCAGGGTTGGGTGGATCAGGTCCGCGAGCAGATCGCGAAGCTGCCCCCGTCGTGGGTCGTGGCGGGCATCATCGGAAAGGACATGAAGGGCAACATCTGCGGGAAGCTCCACGACATGCGGATCGCGCCGCTCTTCAACACGTCGGAGATGCACGAGTTCCCGCACATCGCGAGCTGCTTCGACGAGTGCTGCATCCTCGTGAACCTCAAGAAGCGCTTCCGCTTCGACGAGCGCCTCGAGGGGTTCGACCTCTACGGGACGATGTGCGTCCTGCAGACGTGGGAGAACGGCGGCACGGCGTGGGTCCTGGACGCCTTCGCCGAGCACTACTGCATGCGGCCCTTCTCGTGGTTCCCGGACAAGGACTTTCAGGCACGCTGGAAGTGGCTCCATCAACGTTTTCCGGGTGCGCCCCGGATCGACTCGACGGTCATCGGCGCCCCTCGCGATAAAACGGAAGCAGCATAATCTTTTTTGGGAGGTGCTCACATGGCATCGATCGGCGGACGGCTTGCGAAAGTGATGTACGGCAGCGTGACGGTTGCCGGGATCGGGGAATGGTCCATGAGCGGCTTCGTGCCGGATGTGGTGGAGGATACCGCGTTCGGCGATACGGTCAAGAAGTGGAAGAACGCGGGCATCGCGGACGCCGGCGAGATCTCGTTTTCCGGCAACTACGATCCGGACGACACGAACGGCCAGGTGATGCTCAACTCGCTGGCCACGTCGGACTCGGGCCTGACGAACCTCTACTTCTACGAGGACACGGACCACTTCTGGCGGGTGGCGGCCGGCGGGGAGCTCATCCTGACGGAAGTCCAGCCCATCAAGTTCATCAAGAATGGCCTGGCGACCTGCAGCTTCAAGTGCAAGATCTCCGCGAAGGCCATGGAAAGGGTCGGTTCGTAACCCATGACGGTTTTCGATCTCGATGAAAAGCAGGGCGTCTGGTTCGAGATGGAAGGCGGCGGCAGGGTCCAGATGCGGGCCCTCACCGCCGACGACCTGAAGCGGATCCGGGCCCGCACGGTCACGAAGAAGGCGGAGATCACGAAGGTCGACGGCGTCATCGCCCGCGTGGCCTGGGATGAAACCGACGAGGACCTGCAGAACGAGCTCTTCTGGGACCACTGCATCGTCGGATGGGAGAAGGTCTTCGACAAGAAGGGCAAGGCGATCCCCTGCACGACGGCAAACAAGGTCCTCCTGATGACCCGGTCGGCGAAGTTCGCCCGGTTCGTGGGCGAGAAGCTCAAGGAGCTGGCCGAAGACGACGCCATGAGGGCGGAGGCCGCCGAAAAAAACTGATCGAGTGGGTCGAGTGGTCCGACGAGCTCGCCCCGAGATGCGCCGACTGTCGGGAGATGTACGGGCGTCGGAAGCCCCCGGCCGAGCCCCCCTGCGGGACCTGC